TAAAGATTATAATTATATATATTCTTAAAATAAAATGGAGTTAGTAAAAGGTAAAATATATAAGATTGTTGCAGATGATACAACTAATATATATATTGGCTCAACAGTGCAAAAGCTTTATAATCGGTTAGCTCAGCATAGATGCCATAAAAACACTCACGCTATAAAATTATTTACATATCCTAATATACGTATTGAACTAATAGAAGAGTATAATTGTAATAGTATGAATGAATTACGACAGAGAGAACAATATTATATAAATTTGAATAAAGATATATGTATCAATCCTAATAAAGCATATATAACAGAAGAAGAATGTATTATAAGAAATAAGACAAAATATAAACAACAAAGGAAACAATATTATGAGGATAATAAAGATACTATAGCAATAAAGAAAAAAATATATGTAGAAAATAATAAAGAAAAAGAATGTATCAGAAAAAAAGAATGGGGGGATAAGATAGTTATATGTGATTGTGGTGCATCAGTATCTCGTAAATGCCTATCAAAACACAAAAAAAGAAATATTCATATAGAATTATTAAATAATAAACACAAAATTTGAATTACAATATAGAATATAATATTTTATAAAAAATATTATGTAGTTAATATATATATATATAATACAATGAGTAATGTGCCTGGCCAAATGCCTTTAAGTTCTGTCGTAGACCCCGTATGCGATTTCAATCATAAGCCTTCGTATATGGTGCAAAAGTCAGCCGTTGAAAATGCATATTTTCAGGTTGTCACTCTATCTAACTATTCGGACTCTCTTTTGAACTTTAAACTTCAAATGTCTAATGCAGATTCTCAGATTGCAGATAAGGTAATTCTCATGGAAGTGCCTATTAGATTTAATATAACCGGCTCTCGTGCATCCGGCCTCCCCTTGCTTCAGGATGGACAATTTGGTGTGCGTAGTAATGCAATTACTAAAGCAATTAATAACTGTCAGCTATCTGTTGCCTCAACCGCTCAGATTTCTCAACCTTCTGATAATGGTATTATTACCAGTGCATTTGAACAATCGGCTCCTATGGGTTGGCGTAAGCATTTCGAAACTGTTGATTCTGTTGCATTTGATTCGTGCAGCAATTACGATGATATGGTTGGCGGCCTTCGTAATGTTTTGTCTCTTTATCGTAATGGTAGTGGCTCATATCTCGGCCGTGCAGCTTATGATATTACTGTTGAAAGCAATACCGCAGTTGCAGCATCATTACTCGTTAAATTCTCATTTTGTGTATTTCTTTCACCTCTTCTTTCAACTTTCAGCGTGCAGGGGCCATCATCTCCAGCATTCAGCCATATTGATAACCTTGTGCTCAACCTTCAGCTTCAAAGCCTTGCAACACGAACTCTGGCATTTTGCCGTGATGCTCTTAGCGACCGTCTAAGCATCACAAATATTCAGGCTCTAATCGGCCCTAATAGCGGTGTTGCTCCTCCAGTTGCAACCTTTACAACTTACAATTTGACTGATATGAGTGTGGTGCCTCCAGTTGATAATATGCCTCTTCAAATTCTTGACCGTTATAGTCTTCAGTTTAATCAGGCTCCAGCAGATGGCTTTCGTGTTGTATCGGGGCCTTCTATTACTCTTGATACAGTGCCTTCATATGTTTTGATTTTTGCATCTCATCCTATGTCCAATTATACTTCTCAAGCTCTTGTATTAAATGATGCATCAGTATGTCATGGTAGTCAGCTTACGGATACCTTTTGCGCTATCAATCAGGTTAATCTTCAAGTGGCAGGTGTAAATATGCTTAATCAATCTAACTCCAACACTCTATATAAAATGTGTGTTGAGAATGGCAGCGAACTCCCGTATCCATCATTTGCAGGAACTCCCCTATTGAATAGTGTTTCACCAACCCTAACCTATACAACCGGTGTAGGCAGTGTTATTAAACTTAATTTTGATACTAATATTAAAGTGATGGCAGGCGGCCAGCAGGTATCTCCAGGAACCAATTATAAGTTTTTGTTTCAAGCCAATGTAAGTGTTAAAAACATTTACAGACTAACAAACAACCAGCTAAGCTTGTATTATGTATTTGTTTATCCATCTATCTTGCAAGTCCGCGGCGTCAATGAAAGCAAGCTTATCCAGAGTCCATTGACTCTTTCGGATGTTGCAAATGCGCATCAACAGGTTGCAACAACTCATTATCAACATATTGTAAATCACGATTTGCAAGGATGGGGATTAGCCGGCCGTATGCATAAACTTATTACTAAACATAGTGCCAGCAAGAATACAAAACGTGGCCGCATGATTACTAAACATATTAAAGATGCTATTGCAAATGTAAGCGGCGCCGGTTATACAGGTGGCCGTATGAGTAGTGGCAGCCGCAGTGGCAGCCGCAAAGGTAGCCGTAAATCATCTCTTAGATTTCAATAAATATAATAATTATTTTGTTGTATAATAATATATATCAAAAATGGATTTCAGAGATATTCTATATCCAAATGACCTAACAATTTATTGCCGTAATCTGATAAATTTAGGAAGTAGTTTATACTATGGAAAATCAACAGCATCACAAGAGATAACTGAAGGAGAGCCTGTATTCGCAATTGAATTTAATACACAACTATATAACCGTAATGTAATAGTGGAAGATAATGAAACAAAATTTTATCCAGAGAATGGCACTGTTAATGCATCAGTAGTGGCTGAGGTTTCAGTCGTAGAACCAGATGGTTTAATTATAGACCAGATAGGAGCGGCAATTAAAATAATTCAATATGATAAAGATGATGATATTAAAAGGGAATCTATACCAGCATTTTTATCATTTTTACCAAACTCAAATTATAAATCAAGTCGATTTACATTAAATACATCTATCTTTTGTGAAATGGTTGAAGGTGATTATATAAGTGTTGTTGCTTATCCGGCACAAACAGCAAGCGAAAATTTTACAGTATTAATCGTTTCAGCGAATTTACAAATAAATACTGTATAAATAATTTTATCATATAATTATATATATATAATATACTATGTCTAATATTTCATGTAGTATTTTACCATTAAAAAAAAATGAACGTAGAGGCACATTAGATGAATGTATTAAGAAAAGACAAATACGATATTATGGAATTCAGCCAATAGATATGAATGAAATAACTGTAGATAAAATAATGGCTAAAATAAAAGAATTAAGAAGTAAAATTAAAAAATTAACGACTAGAATGATGAACTCAAAAAAACAGGGAGAAATAGATAAAATTAAAATTGCATTAGAAAAAGCAACTAGTGAAATGACTAAATATAATCAATTAATTGATGAAATTAATAAAAAACAACAAATAACAATAGAAGAGGATACACCGCCGCTAACAACAGAAGAATTATTAAATTTATATGCACCAACAGGAGGGACAATATCATGTGGAATTAGGCCATTAAAAAAAAATGAACGCGCCGGCACATTAGAAGAATGTATTAAGAAAAGACAAATACGACGTTATGGCCTTGAAAAAGTAGATTTAGGTGAAGTTAGAAAGGCAAAACCAGGAAAGAATGAACTGACACGAGATAAAATAATGGTTAAAATTTCAGCATTAAAAGGTAAAGTAAAAAATCTAACGAGTAAGATGATGAATGCAAAAAAAGAGGATGAGAAAGAACAATTTAAATCTGAATTAAATAAAGCAACTAATGAACTTACTAAATACAGAGAACTATATGCAGAAATTGAAAAAAAACCAAAAGGCTCAACTATTAAAATAGAAGAGGATACACCGCCGCTAACAACAGAAGAATTATTAAATTTATATGCACCTAAGGGAGGAGCAAAAAGACCGATTGAGGCTAAATGTTTTGATGGATATTTTATGATGAAAAAAGGCGAGTTAAATAATATAGTTAAAAAAATTGATAGTAGCATACCAGTATCAAAACTAAAGAAAGCACAATTATTATGTTTATTAATGAAACAAGCAGCACAACAACCTATTAGACAGGAAACGAGACAGGAGATTAAAATAGATGAACCATTAATGGAAGCACCACAGATAATTGAAA